GCAACTCTTTTATTTTCTTCTCTCACGACTCTCGCACCTGCGCTCATATCTAAGCCGAGAACCGCGCCAGATGCGATTCCAGTCATCGAGACCCCGATAAGAGAATCTTTTTCTGTGTTTCTCTGCCACACGGGGCGGAGATAATGGAAATCAGTATAGCTGGCCTGAAGTGTCCCGATAAACGCTGCTGCTCGAACGCGAGCCTCGTAGTCTTCTTGGCTCTCGACGTTGCTGACGTTGACCTCAGTGAGGTTACAGAACTGAAAGGGTCGTAGGGCGATCTCGCAACAAGGATTGGTGCCCCAGTCTTTATCGTAAGTAAAGTAAAAGCCAGGCTCGCCTGCCCCAGATGCTTTGACACGCTCCCAAAGGTTCTTAAAAAACTCTTTTGTAACCTTGTGGCGCATAAGGACGACGGAATTATTTGCTCTGCCGCGCTGTGGATTAATTTCCCACCAATTGCCTGACTTTGCGCCCAACATCTCGTCGTCATCAGCACTAAAAAGAGAAATAAGCGCCGCTCTGCGAATTCCACCTGCCAAGACAGCATCAGCAATATGGCAAACCATATCATGGACTTCGATTGGGGTCAGTTTTTCGCCATTTTCTTTTGATTCAAGGATGCCCTCAACCTTGATAAGGCACTCTTTGAGGGGTTGGGGACCAGGAGCTTTGCCACCAGAGGTAACAAGCCTTGAGCCCTTTGGCCGGACATCAGAAAAATCAAATCTTATTCTTGATGAACCGTTGAAGTAAGAGTGAACAAGAGCCTTGACGGAATCAGCCCAACCCTCGATGCTGTCCCCAACAAGAAAACGACGTGTTCTCTTTGAGTTGGGGCGCTTGATTTCTGGTAGTTTTTCAACGTGGTGATTTTGAACAGAGAAGCCCACACCAGTGCCACCTAGGAGCAGAAACATTGTCTCTGAGAAGGCGCGAACATCGTCAATTGGCATGTAGGCGCAGTTGAAAACCCTATTAGGGGCAACTTCAATTGGCTTACCACCAAATTGCATAGAGCGCATGGAAGGTAGGACTTTTTTATCGTAAACGTATTGGTAAGTCGCCTCAATCTCTTCTTTGAGACTGGGGAACTTCTTGATATGCATAGCCTTGTTTCGGTCCACAATTTCATTAAATGTTTCCCGTCTTTGTAGTTCAGGCTTATACTTGGCGTACTTCATATGTACGGTAATGTCTGAGAGGATCTGCTTTGCGTCAGTTTGGTTGGTCATCTTCTTTTCCTTTCTTTCTAAATTTCTTGTACTTTTCTTTCAGGTCTTCAAGAGCATCTTTTTTATTTTTGTATGCTGCTTGCTGTGTTTCGTCATCTCGCTCAAGAACGTTAATTTTCACAGATGCAGGGTCCATGAAAATAGGAAAGACAAGACCATCAGGACCGTTTCTATTCTTAGCGATATAAACTCGGCCCGTGTTGGTATTCTTGTCCTCTACCGTTCTCGATAGAGAAAAAATAAAGTCTGCAACAAAGCACTTGCTAAATGCTTCGGAAATAGATTCCATTGTTACGACTTCTGCGTTCAACCCAGATCTATTTGTCTGAGAGGCGGTCCATACGGGGCACTCATATGTTTGTGCAACTGCTCTTAATTCCTCATAGATAGATTCTAGCTCGGTCCTCTTTTCGTTGCGTTGGCGAACAGGTCTTAGAAGATCTGCATAGTCAACTATCACCATACCAACGTCAATCCCTCGACATACCAGCTTCTCAAGATGGTTCATTATAGTTTGCGTTGTGGCTGTCTTGGTCGGATATTCTTTAACAATCAGTCTGCCTTCAATATCGTTAATAGCATCCAAGACTTCTTCTTTGTGCTTCAACAGGTTTTTGATTTCGATCCCTGTGATACAAGAATCGTATCGATTCGCTGTTACAGTGTCTTGGAGTTCCAGAGTATAATGAACAACGCACTTACCAGACTTAATAGCTTGCGCCCCCAAGTGTGCCAAAACCATTGACTTACCGGCACCTGTGGGGGCAATAACCACCCCTAGTTCTCCTTTTCCTAGACCGCCACCGCTTATATTGTCCATCTGCTTCCAACCAGTAGAAACAGGATAACGAAACCTCGGAACAAATCTGGCCTCAAAGTCCTTGAGATAATCGTGGCCAAAGTTGCTGTCAGCACCAAGCTTAAGAGCTTGATCAATAACGCCCTTTACTTCATCAAAGCTAGAGCTTTGAATCAACTTCACGCTCTTGAGAATCGCTTCTTTAAGTTTTTGTTTTTTGCAAAAATCTAAGCTTGTCTCTTTTATGTAATCGGCAGCATCATGTCCTGACTTTGCAAGAATCCTGGCGAAATAGCTTCTGACTTGCTTTGTAAGAGGATCAGAGTCATCAGCCCCCAGTTCTGACCTCAAAATGGAAGTCATAATCTCTGGCGTGGGATGAGTCTTGTATTTTTCTTTGTAATCGTAGATCTTCTTGCAGAACACTTGCAGGTACTTAAGTTCAAAAAAGTTTACATCCAAGACCTCACCAATCTGATCCGCGAAGGGGCGATCAAGCAAAATAAGGCGACAAAGGCCCTCCTGAAAGGATTTCCCAAAGCGTGAGAAGTCCTCCTGTTTTGATAGACTTAAAGTATTCACAGGCTGTGATGTTCCGTTGTAGTTAATGGAATACGATGCGACACTCATTCTTCACCTCTGTAGTTTACGTTAGAGGCAATGAATATAATCGTGCCACTAACTATGAGTGAAAGAAGACAAAAGTTTCCAAAAATTTCAAAAATTTCCATTGTCTAGTTGCTCTGTGTTGTATCTACTTGTTTTTCCATGTGATATTTGATGTGAATTAAAATGTTCTCAATTTTGCATTTCGAGCAGGTTTTCAATTCCATTTTAGCCCCAGACGATGTTGTTGTAGCAGTTCCAGAGATCTGTCCAGTTGTATTCACCGATTCCATCCTTAAACATCATTGTTGTGAGTTTGGTTTTGTTGAAAATTAACTTTTTGTTTCTCAACTCTTCTCTGAGAAGTCCTGCGCCCTGTGGCGACATTGTTGGAGAGTATAGTTGCATAAGCTTGTAGTTGTCAAGCACTTTATCTTTGCCCTTGAGAATTCTTTCATGGACAACAAGCTTTTTTTCTTGCTCTTCGCAGTGATTCACAATATCGGACACCGTATAGGACTTTTCTTCTTTCAAAAAAGGAAAGCGCTTTGCAACCGTTGGCAAGCCTGCGCCCTGGATGCCCTCAATATTGTCTGATTTATCGCCGCAAATAGCACGAGCAAGAGCAAAGTTGTTTGGGTGAATCTTATATTCCTCAACTATCTTGCTCTCATTTAGGATGACCTTTTGAATTGGTCTTATCAAGATGGTGTTTTTATTGCAAAGTTGAAAGAAGTCTTTGTCTGAGGACACAATAACTTTTTGATCATCTTTAAAGTCTTGAAATTGTGCTGTAAAGGCAATCAAGTCGTCAGCCTCAACATGCTTTAGCATAAGTTGATATACTGGCATCTCATTAAGATATTCAACAAGCCGCAACTGCTGCCAGATTCTATTCTGGTCTATCTCTGCTTGATTTAAATTATTAGAAGATCTATTCAATCTTATTGGTTTTCGACCTTTCTTGTAATTTTTGTTTTGCGTTTTTCTCCTTTTTGACCCTCCCTCTCCATCCCAGCAAATAACGATCTTATCTGGATTGGTCTCTCTAGAGACTTTTTGCAAACTCTTGAGAAAGCCCTTTAGTCCTCCAATCGGAGCCCCGTTAAGGGCTAGGCTGGGGTCAACGACCCAATTTCTTACAAGCATGTTTTGTGCGTCTACGATTAAAATCCTACTCACTCTTCCCTCCATACCCTATTTTTTAAGATGTGCTTGATGCAGGATTTGCTGCATTGATATTTCTCGGACAACTGTTTTTGAGTCACTCCACCTTCTTTGTACTCTCTCCTTATGTCCCTAACTTTACTCCAAGTCATTATTGAATTTGGGTTCTTCTCTCCTTTTCTAGAAGCACTCATCTTCTGCCTAGTTTCTTGAGGCAGCTTCTTACCTCTCCTGTGAGAAGGTTTTCCCTTGTTGGCTGAACTTATTTTTCTTTTTGTTTCTTCGCTATGCGGAACACCCTTATTCCACGGAGTTTGGCCCTTGTGCGCTTGGCTCATCTTTTCTCTAGTTTCTTGAGAAATCTGTCTCCCTTCCCAAGCTTGACTCATTTTTCTTTTTGCAGCTTCAGAGACCACTCTTCCTTTAAGGGCTTCGCTGATTTTCTTCTTGGTCTCCTCCGAGCGTGTCGTACCACTCCTGGCTTCACTCATTTTTCTTTTTGTTTCCTCTGTATGTCGAAAACCTAAACAATTAGCGGCGTTTCTCACACTATTATACCCGTTCTCCCTAAGAAAGGGTTTTAATGTGTCTAGATAGTGTTGTTCTCTAACGAGAAGATCATCTGTATTTTCAACAGACTCAATAACAGTGAATTCAAATGACTCCTCGCCATACTTATCCCAAGATCTTTGAAGATGTTTTGAGTGGTGTTTGCCTTTTTTTAAATCAGATCTATGCCCAGCCCACCGCGCCGCCATATTAATTGATGAACCAATATAAAATTTACCATTATTTTTATTTTTAATCATGTAGATACCCACATTCATGCTTTACTCCTCCTATTGGATGCAGAGTAAATAGTTGGGTCAACAAAATAAGTACAGATAAATTCTGCTCATTGTTCCTCCTGGTCTTGCTGCTTCTCAACTATGGTGTCGATCTCAAGAACACCATTCTCAAAGGATTCGATTGAAATTTCAACCTCAAATTTATCGCAGAGGTTTACAAGCTCAGAAGTTCTCTCGATGTGCTTGTCCATGATTTTTTTGAAATCTTCTTTGCTTGCGCAAGTTTCTCTTGTAGAAAAGACTCTTTTAGATTTATTTTTCATTGCTTTCCTCATAAAGGCCTAAAGCTTCTTGAAGGCTAGAGATCAACTCTTTTAGTGCCGCCTTGTCATGTTTGTCTGTTAGGTTAAAATCTACGGTAAGCTCATTAACGGTAAGCTCATTATTAGACGACCTTCCATGAAGAGTAATGTCTAGATGCACATCAGAATCGAAAGCGTCTACAGTTAGGTTTACAATCTTGTCATATTTTCTATTATAGTAGCGGATATCTTTGAGCACGAAAACTTCCTCCTTAGTTGCTTGAGGTAAGGAGGATTATAGACGATTAGGGGAGGGATGTCAAGAGAGTTTGTCTTCTAGGTGCTCTTTGGCAGCTTTAAATGGAATCATACCTGTAAAAGCTTCTCTTGTTGAGGCAAAGAGTTCTCCAGTATCCCCTTCATAGCCGAGTTCTTTAACTGTGCTTTCAAAGGAACCTTGGTTTTCATCTCGAACTGCTTCGATGGCTGAATTTAGACTAGCGTCACGCTCTTTTTTTGCTCGTTCTTGTTCATCAGCACTCCTCTTTGTTCTCATGAAGCGCTCGACCTCTTCACGATCTTTATTTTCAAGTTGTACCTCTTCTTTAATTATCTGTATTAGTCTCGACTTTGTTATCTTCAACTCTTTATCCTCCTGTGGTGACTATAAATAGTTATTTTTTCTTTGTCCTCACCAGCCAGTCCTCGATTTCACCTGCAATATCAAAGACTTTTGAAAACTCGTCTGGATATTCGCCAACTAGGAGGTTGTCCGCTTCTTGCAACTCATTTACGATTTCCCAGCATAGTTGAGAGATCTGTTGTAGTTGTGATGATTGGTATTCAATTGTCATCCACATAGGAGCAGTTGCCGCCCTTACTTTTTTTTCACAATCTTTATCATTCATTTCTTAACACTCCATCAAAGCCACCAATAAGAAAATCTCTTACTTCTTCTTTCTTCCAGAAGATTTTTTTGTAAAGTTGCTCACCTTCTTTATTCTCTATTGTTAGAAGGTAGATAAGGTACGGAGCATCCATAACAAGACCCGATGGTGTGCCATATTTTTGTTTGAATTCTTGCTCCCACAAGAGGGTTTCTCTTACCAGATTGGTATAAGTTGTCGTGGAAGTCAAGACATTATCTCCACCCCAACAGTCTGTCTCAACTATCTTCACAATAACTTTATTGTCTTTGTTTCGCAGAAACTTTTTTATTCTCTTTGCCTCATTCATTCTCAACCTGCCGTAGTCGCTGCTTCGTCCCCGAACTCTTCTAAAGAATCTTCATAATCTTCTATGCCGTCGTTATAACCTTTCTCAAAAGCAACAAGGTCAAAAACAACTGGGACTAAACGAATGTCTGTTTCCTCAACCCATTTCTTGAATAGGACTTCAATAGGAACATCGTGGTATTCTGTGTTTAGACCTCTGTGATATCCGGCATTATAAGAAGAAACTGTATTATAGCCTATTTTTATATCATTACAGGGATTTTTCATTTTATCACCTCCACATAAGAATCAGGTTCTCTAGTTGTCTCCCCGTGAAGCCAATATATTGTCAAACGATCTTGAAAATAATCGTTATGTGTGTAAAAGTCTTTTTCCACTTCAAGCAACACCCCAATCCCTACTTCGTTGTAGGAGTATTTTTGCTTAGGCTTTACCAAATCACCTGGTTTCATTTTATTCTCCAACGAACTTTGGTTAACGGATCTAAAATTACTATTTTTCAAGCCATGATATATCAAGCGACCAATTCTCGCTCGATCTTCTGATCCATGTTTTAAAAGCATTTTCGATATATGCGCCAGCCTCCCCCTCTGTCCAGCCATTTACCTTCATAAGATGGCTTTTAGCCTCATCTCCACGGCCCATGGCATTTGCTCTACCCATATGCTTAACCTCGTGACAAGGAGGACAAAGAGATATCAGTCCGATGAGAATCTGACTTTTGTTTGTTTCGTCATACTTCCATCGCTCATGGCATTCGACCGGCCACTTTTTACCTTTTCCTCCGCAAATCTCACAAACATGGCCTGAATTGCGGTAAGTCTCTCTTCGCAACTGGTCCCACCTATTTTTTGGCAGCTCAGATCTAAGATTTGTTCCCCACTGACCTTTTGGAACAAGCTCTATTGTAAGCTTCGCATCATTCATTCTTTATTCTCCTTTTGAATGTTTCTCCAC